TGAGAAAGGCGACAGCCGATGGAGAGGAGTCAGTCCGTAAGGGGTGACTCCTTTTTCTGTTTTTATTTATTCGATTCTGATTGGATAAATAAAATAAGATGTATATATTCGCTCCCTATAACTTAATAATGTGTTGTATGGTTAAGAAGTGGATATTCCCTTTATTGATTGGGGTTTGTTTAATCAATACGTCTATGGCACAAGAAAATCCGATTTTATTATTCCCAAAAGGGGCGCCGGGAGAAACTATTAAATTAATAGAGAAAGCTGATACGGACGGTGGAAAAACCGGTGGTGAGAGTGTTTTGCGTATTACGAATGTAAGTGAGCCAACGATTACTATATATCATGCTCCGGATGAAGTGGCCTCGGGTGCCGCTATGATTGTCTGTCCCGGTGGTGGTTACAATATTTTAGCTTATGATTTGGAAGGTGATGAAGTCTGTGAATGGCTTAATAATCTTGGAATAACTGCGGTCTTACTTAAATACCGGGTTCCAAGACGAGAAGGACTGGAAAAACACGAAGCTCCTTTGCAAGATGTACAGCGTGCGATTGGTTATGTTCGAGCGAACGCTGAGAACTTGAATATAGATCCAAAGCGGATCGGTGTGATGGGATTCTCGGCTGGTGGCCATTTGGCTGCCATGGTTAGCAATAATTTTTTGAAACGTACTTATCCGGCTATTGATGCTACGGATAAAGTAAGTTGTCGTCCGGATTATTGTTTATTGGTTTATCCTGCTTATTTAGATGGAGAGAACTTCCAATTGGCACCAGAGTTAAAGGTTTCATCTGCCACACCTCCAACCATGTTAATTCAAGCGGAAGATGATAAATCTTATATTAACAGTAGTATTTTCTATTATTATGCCTTAAAGGAAGCTGGTGTTCCGGCATGGATGCATTTATATAGTCAAGGTGGCCATGGATACGGGTTACGAGATACGGGAGCGTCTGTAAATGAATGGCCGGATCGGGCTGAAGATTGGTTTCGTGAGATCGGTCTAATCGAATAGAACTCCAGATATCTTTTCTGGAGACTTGCGGAGTAGATTCTAAAATCGATTGTGCAATTTATTTATTACTAGTTTATTATTGATGGTAAACGTAGTAAAAGCGTAGTCTAGGAAAGCGTGTTCTATAGCATATCGTATCTTTGAAGTAGTGAGTTTATTGCTGTTTTCTGTTATTCGGGCTTTTTTTGAAGTAAAAAAGCTAAGTTATGAAATTCCTTAAAAGTTCAGTTTTATTTATTTCAATGGCATGTATAGTGCCTGTTTGTTCGATAGCGAGAGAAAAAAGTGAGAGAATCACAAGAGCTGAGATTGAACAGAAAAGTGCGGATGAATTTATAAATGGTCTGATGAGTCGAATGACCGTTGATGAGAAAATTGGCCAATTGAATCTTCCTAGTTATGGAAACGTAATGCCAAATCCTAAAAAGAGTGAGATAGCCAGTCGTATTGTACGAGGAGAGGTTGGTGGTATATTTAATATATTCGGTGTCGATGCGATCCGGCAGTTACAAGAAGTCGCGGTTAAAGAAAGTCGGTTGGGGATTCCTATAATTGTTGGCGCTGATATTTGTAATGGTTATAAAACCGTTTTTCCCATTCCTCTAGGTCTTTCGTGTAGTTGGAAACCGGAGAATATAGAAGAGGTCGCTCGAATTTCCGCGAAGGAAGTTGGTGCTGATGGTATCTGTTGGACATATAGCCCGATGGTCGATATATATCATGATGCCCGGTGGGGACGAGTAAAGGAAGGAGCGGGCGAGGATCCGTTTCTTGGAGGTATAATGGCTCAAGCATGGGTGCGTGGTTATCAAGGCAATGATTTATCGGCTGATACGACTCTTATGGCATGTGTAAAGCATTATGCGCTTTATGGAGCGGCCGAGGCTGGTCGGGATTATAATACGGTAGATATGAGCCGTGTGACTGCCATGAATTATTACATGCGTCCTTATCAAGCTGCTGTAGAAGCAGGAGTAGGAAGTATCATGACTTCATTCAACGAATTTGAAAGTATCCCCGCGACCGGAAATACTTGGCTTCTTAATGACGTATTGCGTAAACAATGGGGATTTAACGGCTTTGTCGTGTCTGATTTTACGGCGATAGCGGAGATGGTAAACCATGGAATAGGTAATCGTCAGGAAGTCGGAGTCAAGGCGCTAAAGGCGGGTGTCGATATGGATATGATAGCGGACTGTTATCATGCCGTATTAAAGAAATCATTGGAAGAAGGGAAAATAACAGAGGCTGAGATTGACTCTGCTTGCCGGAGAATACTAATCGCAAAATACCAATTGGGATTGTTCCATGATCCATATAAATATTGTAATCCGAAAAGAGCCGCCAAAGAGTTCTTGTCGGTAAATAACGTATCTGCGGCCCGTCGTATTGCGGCGGAGTCTTTCGTGTTACTTAAAAATGATAATAATCTGCTTCCACTTAAAGGATGTCGTAAGGTCGCTGTGGTCGGTCCTTTAGCGGATAGCAAGGCGAATATGGCTGGATCGTGGAAATATGATGAGCAGACTAAATCTTATCATGGATTGGTAGAGGATTTACAGGAATCTTTGGGAAATGGAGTAGAGGTTGTTTTTGCAAAAGGCAGCAATCTAGTCGATGATTCCGTCTATGAAGCAAACTTTACGGATCAAAATCGTTCAACCCGGGATGATAGAAGCGATGAACAATTAATCGCCGAGGCCCTAAAAGTGGCGGAAGGCGCTGATGTGATTATCGCTGCTTTGGGTGAATCGATAGATATGAGTGGAGAAGGCGCTAGTAGAGCCATCCTTGAAATGCCGCAAACGCAGAAAAAATTACTGGATGCTATCCAAAAGACAGGAAAGCCGATCGTAATGGTACTTTTTACCGGAAGACCTTTGGCATTACAATCCGAGGAAAAGCAGGTGAATGCGATCTTGAACGTATGGTTCGGTGGTACGGAAGCAGGAGCGGCTATTGCCGATGTCTTGACCGGAAAGGTTTCTCCGACGGGGAAGTTAACCATGTCTTTTCCTCGTGTAACAGGCCAATGTCCGATCTATTACAATCATAAGATGACAGGACGTCCTATGTCTCCCGATGCTTGGTACACTCGTTATGTCTCCAATTATATAGATGTGTTGAATGAGCCTCTTTATCCATTTGGTTACGGTTTGAGTTATACGACTTATACGTATGGCGATGTATCTTTGAATACGAATTCTATGGATGCAAATGGAAAAATTCAAGCATCCGTGATTGTTACCAATACCGGGGCTCAGGATGGAGAGGAAATCGTACAGCTTTATTTACGTGATATCGTACGCAGCATAACCCCTCCGGTCCAAGAATTGAAAGGATTCAAGCGAGTTGCGTTAAAAGCGGGAGAAAGCAAGAAAGTAACCTTTGATATTGATGTGGATATGTTGAAATTCTACGATTCAACCTTAGATTATGTCGCTGAGCCGGGTGAGTTTCAGGTAATGATCGGTGGAAATAGTAAAGAGGTGAAAACAGCTTCGTTTACATTAAAATAATCCTAATCGTAAGGAATCAGTTATGGGGCTTTGCTAAATTCGAAATTATATGTATCTTTGCCAAAAGAAATATTACAAAACCATGGGGATGACCGGTTTTGAAAGACCTATCCGAAAAATCAAAGAAAATAAGAGTAAAGCAAAAGTTAAATAAAATACTAAATATTAGTGTTTTATAAGTAATATAAGAGCTAAATAGGAACAACGTGTTTTCCTTTGTTTAGCTCTTTTTTTTGTTACTTTTGTTACTCGTTTGTTACCCGTGAACGGAAATGTTACTTATCTTTACGGTGGGTAACAAATAAAGTAACGATATGGCAAAGCAAGTCAAAGTTAAAGAGCCGGTACGTATTCGTACAAAGAAACTGGCTAACGGGAATGAATCGATCTACCTGGATCTATACAAAGACGGTGATCGTGTGTACGAGTTTCTCAAACTCTATCTTATTCCGGAAAAATCAAAAGCAGATAAGGAAGCGAACCGTAAAACGTTAGAGTTAGCTAATGCGATCAAGGCTAAACGGATCGTAGAGTTGCAAAATAACGAACATGGCTTTAAAACAAATACTACCAGATCAAAGATGAATCTTATTCAATTTGTCTTACACTTGGCAGATGAACAACTAGCAAAATCGGGTAACAAGCGAAGTTATTATTATACGCTTCATTCACTTGCTAAGCATTTAGAGGCTTATGCTGGTGATAAAATTACCTTTACAAAGGTAAATACAGAGTTTGTTAAAGGGTTCATTGCTTATCTTCGTACTGCAATGAATTTTAACTATGAGAATAGTGAAAAGAAATCAAAATATGAAGTTCTTTCACAGAATACTCAACATAATCTATACAAAAAATTTGCTTGGGTAATTCGTAAAGCGATGCAAGCTGATATAATGGCGATTAATCCTCTTGATAAGATAGATAACACGGATAAACCTAAGCCGGAGGATGGGCAAAGGGAATTTTTAACAATTGAGGAAATAAAGAGGTTGATGAATACACCATGTGAAGATGATATGTTGAAATGCGCTTTTATCTTTTGCTGTTTAGTTGGGCTTCGTTACAGTGATGTGAAGAAGTTGGTCTGGAATGATTTGTATGAAGATAATGAAGGTGCCATTATCCTTCGGATTCGTGTGACTAAGACGAAACGTTGTGAGGACTTTCCTATAAGTAAAGAAGCTTTGAAATGGCTACCGGAAAGAATTGGCTCTGGTGATGAGAAAATCTTTAAATTGCCTAAAAATGATAATTCAAACCGGAAACTAAAACATTGGTGTACCTTGGCTGGTATAACAAAGAATGTCACTTTCCACGTAGCTCGGCATACTGCAGCAACGTTGAATCTTAGTTTGGGTGTACCGATAGAGACAGTTAGTAAGCTATTAGGACATACTAAGATTAGTACAACTCAAATTTATGCAAAAGTTATTGACGCAAATAAAAAGGCTGCTGTTCATAAGCAAGACGGCGTATTTGATTGATCCTTAGTAAATAGAATAATAAGTATCTTAAACTAATCATACGATATGGGTATACAAGAAAGACCATTTGAAAATATTATAAGCATGAATAACTCATTATCTGGTGATCCTATTAATGAGTTAATAACACTAAATAAATTAGAGAGAAGTATTTATAGTGAAGGTCGAAAATTAGAAACTATTATCTTGTTATCTGGTATGACATCAAAAGATAGATGGATATACATTTCTCTTATTCTTGATGATTTGTTATATCAATATGATATCTCTTGTAGAAAGGTTAGAGGAATGAATACTAATACTTTGTTATATAAAAGAGCTCTATTATTGAAGAAAGCAATCGTGGAAGTGATGGAAGTAACAAGCACACGATTAAAAATAGCATTTGATACTGATTATATAAAAGAAAGAGAAGAAAGATATGCTACAACGGGGGCTGCCAGATGGGATGATTCAACCGATAAAAAATTAGATTTAGATATAGTAGAAAACATGCGGTATTTTAATGATTTAATTTCGGGGAAGATTGATAGATATTTGGAAAATTGCAAAAGTCGGTTTACGAAAAAATATGACGATGATAAATTAAAAGCTATCTGGCTTCATTTGAAAGAGGAAAATTATATTAATAGTAATACAAGTTTAGATACGTTTCTTTATTTATTGGGGAATATCGATAATGTGCCTGAGCACTTTTATATTGAATGGTTAGCTTCATTGAAGGAATTGCATGTTCTTATAGATGTGTTTTGGAAGTCAGAGCGAAATAGGTGGAAAAAGGCAAGTGAAATATTTTTATATGGTGATAAGTTTTTGAACTATAGAAGCTTAACTACTGCTGTCAGTAAGGAAGATGATATTGAAAATATAGAAAAAAAATTTGCATGTTGGTTAAAAGAGAAGTGACACTCTTTAGGTGATAGTAGGTGATTTTGGGTGATACTTTTTATTATCACCCTTTTTAGTTGTTTTTTAATATGATCTTTGTTGTGTCAATACTGAGTAGGTACATATTGACAATATGTGAATATGCTGAATCTACCTACATTCAGCATTAAGATATGATAATTAAAAACAAAAAAAATGGATTCGATTAAAAATATCTTAAAAAGAATAGAGTGTAATACTCTACTTGCGACAAAGACAGTACTAACTGTTGATGATGTAGCAACTCTTACTGGCTTAAGTAAGAGTCATATATACAAGCTTACATATAGTCATCAGATACCTCATTACAAACCATCTGGAAAGCAAGTCTATTTTGATCGCTCGGAGATTGAGGAGTGGCTTAAACGAAATCGTGTTGATTCGGTAGAAGAGATAGAGCAAGCCGCCATTAATCATGTTGTAATGAATAAAAAAGGAAGGGGGAGAGTATGAAAGATGAGATAGCTTCTAAAATCTATGTCAATCTATCAAGGTGTGAGAAAGGACATGATTCATGTACTGAATATAGTAGTATGTTGCATGATATGGTACATGGTCATATGTTATATGATACGGTTGACTTTGTTCTTAATCAGAAAGATGTTCCAGAAATAGATTTGTTAGCGGAAGTGTCGCCATATTTGATGAATAGAAGTGATTGTATTGGTAATGATGGCCTCCCTTATGTACGTGGGAAATATAAGGGGTATAATGTGTATGTAAATACTCATACTCTAAAAATCAATGCTTGTAGCTTATGTAAATATTACTACGGTACCAACATGCACGATTTCCCTTTAGAGGACGTACGGAAAGCCATTGGGAGGATAGGAGAGGATTTAAACATCCCTATGGATAAGGTCATTGTGACTAGAATGGATTCAGCAATGGATTTGGAGTTACAGCGGTCTCCAATAGAATATTTCAATCGGATGTTAGATTTACCTTATTTTAGGCGTCTTTCATATCCTACAGGAATTACGTTTCAAACAGCAGAGAAAGAACTTTCGTTTTACGATAAAGGAAAGGAACAGGGGAGTAATAATAAGAATATAGCTCGATGCGAGTTTCGGATAAAGAAAGTTAGGAGGTGCTTTGGGAGATCGGTTACTGCGTCAATGTTATATGATCCTAGCTTTTGGAATGATTTGCTGGATCGGTTCTTATCTTGTTATTCCAAAGTCAAGGTGAGTAAAGAGTCTTTACCGCTTGATAAGATAGATGGAGTAAGAAGTTTGCTAAATAGTTCCTTACGTGATTCTGTTAATCGTAATGGATTTGATCCGTTGAGGTCTAGATTGAAGGCTCGTGTGCGTGATGGAAAATTGACGCAAAGAGCCTACAAGTCTATTATAGGAAAGATCAAGAGGTGTTGTTTCTCTTCTCAAGGAAAAGACGTTGGCCCAGAGATAGAAGAATTTGATGTGAAATTCAGGTCATTTTTGAAGTTAAAGAGATTTGATTAAATATCATTGTTTTGCCCATATTTGAGGCTTACAACGTATCTAGGCTTAGTTTTTTCCTAATAAAATGTAGGAAATAATACCCTTGTCGGGGATCTGTCAAATAAATTTAGAGAGGTGGGGGATATTTCCGGGGAGGTGGTATCTCTCACTTCTTTTGGTTTTAGAGGATATTGTTCTGTAAACGATTTTCCAAAAAAGAATCACGATAAAACGGAATTTAGAAAATGTTCGTTATATTTGCGTGAGGTAATCACTAAAAGATGAAACAACAGATAATTAATAAGCTAAGAGGCTTTTTCTCTTTGCAGCCAATAGAGAAAGCGTGGGTGTTTGGTTCCTGTTCACGTGGAGAGGAGACGAAGGATAGCGATATTGATATTCTGGTTCGTTTTGACTCCCACGCTCGTATTACATTATTCAAGTATGCGGGTATGGTGGAAGCTCTAAGCCAATTGCTGCATCGTAAGGTTGACTTGGTGGAGGAAGGACAATTGAAGGATTTCGCCGTTTCTTCTGTAGATCGGGATAAAATATTGGTATATGAGAGAGAAGCCTAAAGACGATACACGTCTACGGCATATGCTGGAGGCGATAAATAATGTCATTGAGTTCACGACAGATGTGACTTTTGAGGAGTATTCCAGGAACAAGATATTGCGTTTTGCGGTCATCAAGAATTTGGAGATTGTGGGGGAGGCTGCTTATTTGATTACAAAGGAATTTCGGGAGGAACATCAAGAGATCGCATGGAATGAGGTCATAGGCATGCGTCATGTGTTGGTGCATGGGTATTATCAGATTCGGGATGAGATTGTGTGGGGAACCATTCAAACAGATCTATTTCCGCTTAAGGATAAGATAGAACGGTTGATCTGTAAATAAGCTCAATGTATTGTTTTAGAAAATAACCCTTTATTGGGGGGGATATCAAATAAATTTAGAGAGGTGGGGGATATTTCCGAGAAGGTGGTATTTTTCGCCTCTCTCATTTTTAATGCGATCACTATCAACCAAGTTACCAATCTCGTACTTTTCGGCAAACAGCTATACGATAGTGCATGTTGGCGTATAAGGCGTTTTTAAGCCCGTTTTAGGCTATATAACCCCGCCCCTATATTCCTCATGTGTTTTCTTGAAATGTTTTGTGAGTAGCTTTAAATAAGATTTTCTGCGATTTTCTTTGCCCTTTGTTTTATATGTAATACATTTGCGGTGTATTGAAAATAACGTAGAAGCGTTTAGCATATCCTTGTCATCGGAAATCGCCAATTTCAACGTGCCACGAGGATAGACAACTAGACGCCTGCGCCGTTATAGGCGTGGGCTATGGTTTGTTTGTGGCATGGTGTTTGGCGATACCTCGATGACAGATAAGCTATAGTTCCCACGCTTTTTGTTGTTAATTTTTTCCTAAGAGGGAGCGAGGAAAATAGATAAACTTAAATGTAAAATGAAGTGGATTAATTTTAAGTGTTATTTGGTTTGCTTATTCCTTCTTTGGATAGGGGTAATGTTATTTGTGTATATAAAAGCCCAAGAAGAGAAAGATAAATTCTATTCTTATGTGTTTGATTTACCATCTAGAACCTTCTATACTCCTTTTATTAAATATAAAGGGTTCGATATGAGTGAAAAAGAATATCGTATGAAAAAGATGTTTGAATCTATAGACACAAGAGGATTTAGTTTTTTTGTTTATGAAATAACTACAGCTACTTATCCTATTCAATTGATGCAAAAATCATATGACGTAGGTGATATAACGTATTTAAAAAATTATTATAAAGAAGAGTCCTATATGGATCAAGAGTATTTGCCCGAAATACAAATGTATGGTTACTCAATAAAGCACCGTAAAGTCATAGATAATTTATCTCCGAGTGAGATTTATCAATCTTGCTGGGAGTATTATGAAAAACAATTACAGGAAAAAGGAGGTAAGCCTACAGGTTATAGATCGGAAGGAAATGTACTAGATAGTTTATCTTTAGCAAATTGGCATTATTATGGACTAAGCCAAGTTCCAGGTGAAGGTAATTTTAAGTATGAAAAAACTACTTATGGTAATGAATACTACTCAGTTGAAATAGGTATTCCTCAATATAGATTTGAAGCAAATTTCGTTTGGCGAAGAATTTGGAGGGATATTGGAATTTATTTTTTAATATTATCAATATTACCAACGATTCTAATCGTGATAAAGTCTTATAATAAAGCTAAGTTTTTAGTAATTTGGTACGTTGCAAACTACTTATTCCTTTCTTTATCTACCTATAGTGATAGGCTTAATTATTATGATCCCATATCAATATATTCATGTGAGGTTATTTGGCCTTTCACGAAAAAAATTGTTGATTTTCAAGAAAAAAAGATATATGCAGGGACAGATCCTAATAATGGAGCAACAATTGTTTACCGTACGAATGAAACTTATCTCAACGCAATATATCCTTTAGCTGGATATGATTATACTGAATTTATAGTCTATTGTATGATGGGTTATATTATACATTTATTCTTAATAAAACAAAATATAAATAAAAACGAATGAGCAATAATGAGCGCAAAGATGACAAGAACTTTTTTCTTGTATGGGGCGTCTTTATCTTTCTCTTGTATTGCGTTTTTAATTGTTCTGGTGAACAATGGAAAAAGGGATATATAGAGAGTTTAGTGAAAGATGGAGAGTATAGTAGTGTGAGAGAATTTGAGGAAGCTATGCGAAACGATTATGTTTCAGATGATAGGTAACTGCCTCTTGGATAATGGTGATTATCTATTTGATATATATAGTAGTCTGATTTTGATTGGTTGGCTCGCACTCCGGTCTCATGTTTCGAGTATTGGCAAGTGATGAGACGTTTTTTATGGGAGGACTATCGAATAGAGTGGAGATCCCCGGTTGAATTGAATCCTACTATATTCAAGGATGATCTTTAGGGGGTATTTGGGGTACGAATGGCTTTATATGGCGTGGATCGGGGCGGCACCAAAGGAGGAGGCTGCGAGCGGGTGCGGAAGGCGGCGGCGGGGACACCAGCCCCGTTTTCTCTTGTGGTGCTTGGCGATGAGGATATGAAACATGAGCCTATTCCTTGCGAATAAGGGGTGATAACTGATAAAGGGGTTATTTATAGATCCGTCCTATATCGTGTCTTAGAGGGCAAAAGAAACGGCCTGAATGCAAATAACACTAATTAAAAGAAAGCGGTAAAGTTGTGAATATGGTAAAAACGAGGTTTTTGATCATCTATTCGATAGTGTGTACTATGGTATTGATACGTACTTGTACGAATGATGATATGTTGGCGGGATTTGACTTAAGGGAAATATCTGGCGTTGAATTTCCTCCTTATCGAGAGATACGTAGATGCAAGACACAATATCCTAGACTTTGTTGGATTGACATTACATATTCTTTATCAGCGGATAACAAGAGAGCCTTGCAAAAAAGACTTGAGGATATTACGGGGAAACCATGTTCTCAATGGGTCAAATACGAGGACAGATACGAGTTTCGAGATTTAAACTCCCCTTATGATATCTTTGTGATTGAGGTAAACAAGCGGGATACTTGTTTTCATGTGAGTTTTTGTTATTGACAGTGGTTTAAAATAAGTTGTTCTTAATTTGAGGTGTTATGGTGTTAGTTTGTATAAGTCTTATAATCTTTGAATTATCGGTTTTTATAATCCTTACATTCAAGGCAAGACCGGAGCGATGGACATTTAAGTCTTTTTGTCTTTGGCTAGCTTCTTTGGTCTCGTGGTGTTGTTTTCCACCATTGTACGTATGGATTGAGCGGAAGTGGCGGCAGGCTAGTCTAAGAAGGGCGCTATTTGTGCTGTTATCCCCAGTCTCTTTTCTTTTCTTGGTGGATGCCTGTACGCTCGATCCGCATCGCTTCATCCATAACCTTGATAGCCTGATAATAGATCTCAATGCTATTAATAGAGACTGGACAGGGATTGATACGCTGTTATCTCTAATCTCTCTTATTTACTTAGTATATATCTGTTCATTGGTATGTAAGTGCGTCAATAAGCCTTTCTATAACCGAAGAGATCTTTCAAGCAAGGTAGGGATAGGGGCAGCATACAAGATTGTAAATTCTCATGGCCGAAATGGGGATACGGATGAGGTTGACATTAGGCTTGATTCGGGTAGTGAAACGGAGAGTTCCAACAAAGGATGAAGACGAATCCCCCGGCTCATTGGAGTATATCGGAAGATGGTGATTTCCCATTCGATGAGAATTAGATGATGGAATTTACTTCTTTATGGATATAGATCCTAGAGAGAATAAGGCATATATGTGATATGGAGGGACTTCGATAATTGGAGTCGGAATGATTTTCGCCATACAAGATCCTTGGTGGTAGGTCGAAAATGAAACAAGTTACCGATGGTAAATCGAGGTTTTTTGCAATCTTTGTGTTAAAGAATTTATGTATAGAGAGAAGTTAGCCATGATGAAAAATACTTACAGAACTATCTATGGAGCGATTGCTGGTGATATTATAGGTTCGATGTATGAGTTTCGTTCTGTCAAGAGCAAAGACTTCGAGTTATTTCCGTATGGTGCCTGTTTTACAGACGATACGGTGATGACATTAGCTATCGCACGATGGCTAATGGAGGATGTCACCCGCTCAGAATACACGCTTGTAGACACTATGTGTGAATTTGGCAACCGTTATCCGGCTGTTGGCTACGGTGGCCTTTTCTGCAATTGGTTATGTAATGATCCAACCCCCTATAACTCATGGGGGAATGGTTCCGCTATGCGTGTTAGTGCGGTAGGCCTTGTTGCTAAGACTTTGGATGAATGCTTGCGCTTAGCGAAACAAACAGCCGCAGTATCACACAATCATCCGGAAGCTATAAAGGGAGCGCAGGCTGTAGCTGCAAGTATATTCATTGCGCTACATTGGACTGGGGAAATAGACGAATTAAAAGTACACATAAGAGATTTTGTTACCAATCAGTTCGAATATAACATGAACCGTACATTGAATGAGATTCGGCCCCGATATGAATTTGATGTATCTTGCCAAGGTAGCGTGCCTGAGGCTATCATCGCATTTTTAGAAGCCGATAGTTATGAAGATGCGATAAGAAATGCCGTGTCACTCGGTGGTGACGCTGATACGCAAGGTGCTATAGCTGGCGCAATAGCGGCTTGTGTTTATCCAATTCCTGAATACATTATTAAAGAGTGCCAGAAACGTTTATCCGATGATCTGTTGAAGGTCGTCATCCGTTTTGAGGATTATCTTGACAATGAATGGCAAAATAAGATTAGTTTGCCCTGTTCGTGCTTGCAACCCAAGCGTGAAACGGTTGAGCCTGAGAAATATGTAGATATTATACGAGACAATATTGATTTGATACACAAATCAATTAAAATCGCAGTGGTGATGGTTGCATTTATATTGGTCAAAATATTATGGGTTTACTGGTCGTGTACTGATAATGGTACATGGGAGGATGAGAAGGGGGAACTCATTCAACGTCGGGATTTCCTGATCGATCGTGTAGTAACTTCACCACGTGCGTTGTTGTGTGAAATGCCAGAAGGAATTGGAACGCAATTTCAAGGTGAGTGGGCGTTGTATTCTTGTTCAATGCTGGCGGCAGCCTTATTCAATATGTCGAAACTTTATCCCGAAACAAAAACAGAGAATCTAGAGAACATAGATAATCTTATTGAGATGGTACTTTCCTTTGAGTTGAGAAAATATGATGCTGAGCGTTGGGGCGAGGATCCTCTGGAAACATTGGATGGTGACAGGAGTCATATTTCATATATCAGTCATCTTGCGTGGATGATAAGCGAGTATAAGATGGCCGGAGGAAATGATAAATATAATAACTTGTTTGATGATCTTTGCGGAACTATGAATCGTCGGCTTCTTCGAAGTAAAAGTCTAAACTTACCAACATATCCAAGCGAATGTATATATGTCCCTGATATGCTTGTTGCGATTGTCGCACTGAATAATTACTCGAAATTAAACAAGGGAAAATATATTTCTACGGTACGTAAATGGGTACGAAAGGCTAAATCTGAATGGCTTGACAAAGAAACAGGCCTACTTGTCTCATTTTTGAGTGAGGATGGCATACCGTTTAAAGCCGCCCCGGTGAAAGGCTCGTACTCCGCATTAAACTGTCTATACCTCACGCAGATAGATTCAGTATTTGCAAGAGAGCAATATCATAGGCTCAAATCCCATTTTTTGCAATCAGGTTTATTGTCTGGTATACGGGAATATCATGATTATTCGTGTTGGTTGGGATTTGACATTGATGCAGGCCCGGTACTGTTCAACCTCAGTCCATCCGGAACAGCATTCGCTGTGGGGGCAGCAACATATTTCAATGACGTGAGAGTACGTAATAATTTCTTACGTACGGCGGAAATTGCAGGACATAGTGTGATGTGGAACAATACTCGACATTATTTACTAGCGGAAATAGCACTTGTTGGGGAATGTATCATGTTGGCAATGCGAACAACAACTCCATAGGAAAGAAATGGAACTTTATATGACCATGTGATTTAATTATAAGGGATAGCTGCCCTAAATAGAAATGTAAGTGTTATAGATCTATTTTATACAGAACCTTCGAGTGCAAAAGAATTGGATTGGATACGAGATTATGATAATTATAAAGAAGGAGTATGAATAAGGTAAAATAGTAGTTCTTAATTTGAGGCGTTATGATGTTTTTTTTATTAGTTAGTGTGATAGTTTGGGGTGGTGGGTTACTGGCTTTCATAATCCTTCTATTTTGGGCAAGGCCGGAGCGATGGACATTTAAGTCTTTTTGCCTTTGGTTGGCTACTTGGGTCTCATGGGTATGTTGTCCGCCTTTGTACGTGTGGATTGAGCGGAAATGGCGGTGGGCGAGTTGGAGAAGGTGTTCTTATGCGCTGTTATCCCCTATCTCTCTTATTAGCTTAATATATGTTTGCTCGTTTGTATCAGATATCGTCAATAAGCCGTATGGGAGCCGTATGGAGATCTCATACAAGGTAGGTGTAGGATTGCCAGCGTACGAGGTTATAGATCGCACCTATGGAAAAAAGTCGTTCACTTTGGACTATATTGATCGGATAGATATTAAGTTTGAACCGGGTCGTGAAACGGAGAGATTCTATTGGTGGATGAAGACGAATCCCCCGGCTCATTGGAGCATGTCGGAGGACGGTAGTTTTTACTTTAATGAGATTTCGGAAGATGGAACCTTCTTCACAATGCGTATAGATCCCCTGAAGGGTACGGCATGCATAGAATATGGAGTGTGGTAGATAACTGGGGTTCGATTGTCAGGGGGAGGCCCTGTACCTGTGGACGGCGGCGAGAGTCCTTTACCCCCCTTTGTTTTTCTTTTGGTGTTTGATTGTATAGGCTATAGTTACGTAATCGCTTAGCATCATATGTTGATTTATGTGTGTCTTTTGTATTATTGAGAATAATTCCTATCTTTGTACCAAAGAAAGCGATCATTTGAAGAATGAAGTTCTTTGATTTTGTTACCAGTTTGTTACCTATAACGGAAAATGTGTTCGCTTTCTTTTGATTTTTAATTAGTTACAAAACCATGGGGATGACCGGTTTTGACAGCGGGTAGAAGTGGTTTGTAAGCATGTAGTGCGTGGTTGGCTTGCACTTAAATCTCAGACAACGAACAATTAACTGGCGAAAATAATTACGCTCTCGCTGCTTAATCGAAGTATAGTAGATTCAAGCTTAATCCCTGCAAAAGTTGCGGGGACGTGACATCACCCGGATGCTGTGGCTCCGAAGCGTTCCGATCAGGTGGTGCAGCAATATCGGAGATAGTTTGAGATAAGCCTCGGGTCTCAGGCGAAACTTTAGAGGATAAGGGATGAGTGGGTGGCTTCGGTCTTGCTCTTCCCCGACAATGAAGGCGAAGATAAACATGTAGAAAGCAAATTAATTCCTCGTTTGGACGAGAGTTCGAATCTCTCCATCTCCACAAAGGCTACTGATTATCAGTGGCTTTTGTTTTTAAGGCACTATTTTGGGGACCTTGTTGTTGTTTGTTAAACAATTTCATTGCTTCATGTTTTGCGGAATCAGCTATATCTATATATGGCTTCATTGATTTGTAATCACTGTGGCCTGTCCATTTCATGACAACTTCTGGTTGTATTCCCATCATTAGGGCATTACATATAAAGGTTCTTCTTCCGCAATGTGTTCCTAATAATTCGTACTTTTTAAATGTTTCATCTATTCTTTTATTGCCTTTATAATATGTAATGGTTACAGGGGTGTCTATTCCACATATGTATCCAACTTCTTTTAAATATTGATTCATTTTTTGATTTGTTATTACCGGTAATGCTTTATTATCTGGATATAAATCATCTTTGTATTTATTAAGTATTTCTCTTGAGTAATCATTTAACTCAATAGATATTGTGTCTGCTGTTTTGATGGTTGTTATGTATATAGTATCATTGATTATATTGTGTCGTTTTAGATTTTCAACATCCGAATACCTCAATGAGGTAAAGCAGCAGAAGCAAAAAACATCTCTTACACGCTCCAAATATTTTTTGTTTTTAGGAAATGAAAAGTTATATATTTTCATTAATTCTTCCCATTCTAAAAAGATAACTTTTTTTTCTGTATCCTTTAATTTAGGGGCAAATGATTCGAAATCTCGAATGCTGTTATATCCTTTTGATGTAGCCCATCTCATGAACCATTTTAGAAAAGATATTTGTTTTTTTATAGAACTATTACGTAAGTTAGCATCATCCCTTAAAAATATCATGAAATTGTTTAATCCTGATTCGTTTAATTTTTCAAAAGATAATTGGTTGTTAAATGATATAAGATGATTTTTTAGTGTTTTAAATTTCTGGTATGTCGCTTGTGTCCAATTGTTTTTCATCCCTATTTCTTTCGTAAAATCATCAATATACTTCCATATGTTTTTATCTGAATGTTTTTCAATATCTATATCTATTCCTCTTATTTCTTTAATAAATAGAGCTTTAAACTCTTCCTTATCAGGTGTTTTTTTTTCATTGTTGAATTTGTTAAATATATTTTCAACGGTAGTTTCGTATAAGTTTATTTCTCTGTTTATTACAGATGCTTGTATTTTTTTCTTTCCATGTGTGGTGTTATTTTTACATCGTTGCGTTTCCAAACTCCATTTGTTAATATCAACTCTAAATCCTACGTTGAAAGCTACTATATTTTTACCCCATCTAACTCGTAGACGTAGTTTTGCATCTTCTTTTCCTTTTTCCTTATCAAGAAGGAATATGTGATAATATTTGTTTATCATGACAAATGTATAATTTTATTTTTATTTTAAAACAAAAAGTGTTTATGTTTTGTTTTATTATCAAACTGCCAATAGTGGCAATTTTTAAATCTAAAAAACATGGAACAACAAGAATTTGTGGAAAGATTCCCAGGACTTACTGAAAGTCAGATTTTTGACCTTGCAGAACTTGGAAGGTCAGTGCTCAATATATCGAGCCTAAAGAAGCTTGTATCTGAATTGATGTATATTTCAAAAGAGATACTGTGCTCAGAATCAGATATTGCTGAAAAGACACGATACTGTATATCTGATTTAATGAGCATTGCTATGTGTATTCATGATTTTGATAATGAGGTGAAATATTGATTATTTTATTATAACCTTTTCATACATCCAAGTACTTTGAATACAATCCTTACCATTTCTTTCGGTAATTCTTGTACGCCATATTCAGGTGATTTGTTAGTTGGAATCAGAGAGTAGCAATCTTTATTTTGAGAAGGTCCTATTCTTTTGATTGTGCGCATTTCATTTTTTGTGACTATGGCGTATATTTCACCATACGGGAGGAATGATATATCTTCTATCTTCTTCAGGGCTATTATGTCACCATGCGTTATCTCTGGCTCCATCGAGTGCCCTGTTACGTTACACCAACAGGTCGCCTCATTGTATTTCGGAAAATCTATAAGATACTCCGGTATTGTAGTCTGATCGTTAATCACCAAATCGAATCCTCCAACGAAATCGACGTTGTAGTATGGCACCCCTTTGTCTTCGCTTTTTACAGGGAAATTGGATTTGACTGCATTTTCTTTCTTAAGCATGGATCCTTCCCCTGTTAAAACCCATTCTGGAGATAGTTCCGGGTATATTCGGAGTATATTGGATACTACTTTTGCCGAAATATTCTTTGTGTTACTGATATAACTTTTTGATGCTCCAATGTTTTTTTCAAAAAAGTTAAAACTAATCCCTTTGTAATCAACGAATTGTATAATTCTGTCTCTAATATCCATAATATATTGTGTTAATTAATGTTATTCAACCGAATATATTCGGTGTTATATTTTTATATGCCGAAAATACTCACCATATTTGCAAAGTCATTTGAAGAATGCAAATATAGAATATAAATGTAATATGCAAGTATATGGAAGAAAAAAAGAGATTACCAGTAATTATCACACCATTTGGTAGTAAACAGAAAATTGCAAAGGAGGTAAGTGTTTCGAGAGATTTTGTTAGTAAGTCATTGAACTATACTTCTAATTCAGAAAAAGCTAAGAAAATCAGATCAATAGCTTTAGAAAAATACGGTGGTTTTGAATCTTATAAGGAGGTGGAAGTCTGATGTATAATTTGGATACGCCTATATGGCAATTGACTGTAGGTGAGTTTATTGAATTACAGAAGAAAAATGTAATCAATATCTCGAATGTGGAGCCTATTGGAATCCCTAAAAGAAATTTGGTATATGGGATATCAGGATTGGCTAAATTGTTGAACTGCTCTAACGCTACTGCACAAAAAGTGAAAAATAGCGGAAAAATAGACAAGGCATATACACAGGTCGGTAGGCAGATTGTATTTGATGTTGATCTGGTGATTGACCTTTTGAAAAAGGATAAAAATCGTCGCTAATTATGAACAGAGAAAATATATACTTTTCGCACGATGCGAATGCAATGAGTGACCCCAAATGCATGTTGCTGATAGAGCAGCTTGGGATGGAGGGTTATGGAATGTTTTGGGGCTTGGTGGAAATGCTCCGCCAGCAGCCGGAATACAAAATGTCGCTGCTCCTTATACCGGCATTGGCAAATCGGTTTAAAGTGTCGGAATCAAAATTAAAGACAGTTGTGTCGGGATACGGGTTGTTTGTGATTGAGAACGATGAGTTTTTCTTTTCCCGCTCTCTTCGCGAAAGAATGGAACTGATGGAGTATAAGAAAATCCAAAGATCTATTGCTGGTAAGAAAGCTATTTCAGCAAGATGGAGTAAGAAAAAAGCGCTCCCTTCTCCGTCGAATGCTAGTGAAAAATTAGAAGATGATACGAACGTAATACGAACGTATAACGAACGTAATACGAATTCATACCAAAGAAAGGAAATAGAATTATCTACTACTAACGTAGTATCTAATTCTTGTATTAGTTATAGTAACAAAGATAGTTCTAATGATAAAGATAGTTTAGAAGATAAAGAGAGGGGGAATTTTGAAAAGTCGGAATCTTCCGATTCCTCCAAGTCGAAGGCCAAAGCCTTCTCCCCTCCTTCTATTTTTGAAATCGAATCTTATTGCAGAGAACGGAATAACGGGATAGATGCCGAGTGGTTTCATGATTTTTACCAGTCGAAGAACTGGATGGTTGGTAAGTCGAAAATGAAAGATTGGAAGGCTTCCGTCAGAACATGGGAAAGGAGAATGAAAAATGAGAAAAAACAGCAATCAGGAAGCAGTCAGTATGAAGAGCTTTAACCTACCGTCGGATAAGGATGTCGAATCAGTTGTTCTTGGGATGTTGCTGATCGAATCTACTGCTATCAATGCCGTTTCTTCCGTATTGACAAAGGATGTTTTCTTTAATGAAGCGAATGCGGCAGTATATGATGCTATAGACCAGGTGGCAAAGGATGGAGATGTTGTCGATATGATGTTGGTCGTATCTAAGCTGTCGAAAATGGGCAAATTGGACGAAATAGGAGGACCATTCTACATAGCCCAATTGACTAGCAAGGTGGCAATGACAACTAATTTGTTGGCTCATGCGCTATATCTTAAGGAGTTATACATGGCTCGTCAGCTTATACTTTCAGGCCATAAAATTATGGCTATGGCCCTTGATAGGACCTTGGATATCGAAGATACGACTTATTCCGGCATCAAGATGCTCGAAAATATAGCACGAGGAATGACGGTTGGAACGAATACAGCCGATTTGAGAACACTTTCTCACGAAAGTATGTCAATGTACGAGAGACGCAAAGAAAATTTGTTAGATGGCAGGAAAACGGGTATTTTGACCGGAATAGATAAGTTGGACAATACTCTGCTTGGCTTAAAAGGTGGTCAGCTTGTCATTTTAGCGGCTCGTCCTGCAATGGGTAAGACGGCTTTTGCCTTAAACATAGCGAGGACGGCTGCCATGTCTGGCCATCCTACGGTTATCTTTTCTTTGGAGATGTCAGGAGTAAGTTTGTCGGATAGGATGCTAATAGCACACGGTGATTTTAATGCCGCAGCTTTTAGAAAAGGGGCATTGACCGATACAGAGGAGGCTAATCTATCTCAATCAGTTGATTGCTTGGGTGAGCTGCCGATAACGGTAGACGATACATCTGGCCTCCAAATCCAACAGATTAGTTCCGTCGCGAAAAATCTCCAGCGTAAAGGTAAATGCGAGCTTGTGATTATAGATTACCTCCAACTTGTAAGGATCAAGTCGGAAAACAGGAATTATTCCAGAGAACAGGAAGTTGCTGAGACAACGAAGTTTGCAAAAGGAATGGCTAAGAGCTTAAATGTGCCTGTCGTCCTGCTTTCACAGCTTTCGAGAAAATGTGAAGAAAGACAGGATAAAACGCCAATATTGTCCGATCTGAGAGAATCAGGAAGTATTGAGCAGGATGCGGATATAGTGCTGATGCTCCATAGACCGGCATACTATGATCGTAGCGAGGAGCAGGGGATGGGGATTGTGCGAGTTGCGAAGAATAGAGATGGTCGTACAGGAGATGTTAAATTTCATCATAACAAGACATTAACGAGGTTTACGGATTATGATATTCCGTGCCCATTTTAATCTAAAAAGATATGGCAAATAAACCAACGAAAAAAAGAGTCCGCCTATATGGTGTCCAGCGAACAGCGCATAATCGGTCAAAATATGAGCGTAGTAGATCGGATGATCGCTACCATTCGTGGCGGTGGACGAAGGAAAGCAGGGCATTTAGAGAGTCCCATCCTCTGTGTGAAGAATGTTTGAAAAAAGGGCTGTATGTGCCTTCTGAGGTGGTGGATCATATCATCCCTATAGCCATCCATGACTTTTGGGATGAGTCAAACTGGCAAGCGTTATGCACGAAATGTAATGCAGCCAAAGGTAATAGGGATAAAAAAATAATAAACGGCAGACAATGAGTAGCAAAAAGTCAATCGTAGTAATTACTCCTCCTGAGTATTTACAAAAAAAAGAGAAATTTGAATTATGTGGTTTTGTTTGTCCTAATTGCAATGGTAGAAAGGAGTTTATAGATCAACAAGGACGAGATGAGTTTAAATCTACAAAGTGTCTTTTTTGTAATGGTTTAGGCCGTGTTAAAGCTGTTGTTAATGTTGAATGGGAATCAGATGAATAAAATTAAATATACATATGAAAATAAGCGAATTTGAAAATACTGAATGGGGTGCAGGTATGTTGGCTATCATAAATTATAATATGTTGGAAATCATATCTGTTGACTTTTCTACTAATGAGATATGCGTTTTGTATAATGGTAAATCTTTTTGGTTGCCTTGCTGTTTTGTTGAATTGGTTAATAATTAAAATTGAAAAGATATTATGATTGTATTATTGATTATATCGTTAGTAATATCTGTTGCTTCATTGGTGGCTTTTTTTGTTGTCATGAAAGTCTTATTTGATCAACAGAAGCAACAATTTGCAATTAATAAACGATGCAAGGAGTTGGATAATAATTTGAAGCCTATTCGTTTAAATTTTATAGTACAAAGCTATAATATTTGCATGAAAAATGAACAATATGAATGTGCTGGAAAACTATTGAGTATGATCAAAGAAGAGTTTCCGGAAGATTATAAAAAAATGGGGTTTAATGTATAAATGATATGAAACTAAGGCAAGCTAGAAAAATAATGAAAAACGTCCGAATGCATCCTGCTATGCACTGGGTGTATGGATCTGGAAGGGTAGACAAAGCAAACGTGATTTGCATACATCACTACGCCAGGGTTAATCCGGTAATAAAGAAGTGGAACATTTTTACCGAAAAAGATCCACTCTCGGCTATCAGAGTCCTCAATGAAATTAATCAAATAAAAATAGTTGAATTATGAAAGTAACTAGTGCAGATATACAATTCTTAATTGGTTGCACCAGGCGGGAAGCGGAAAGAATTATTATTGACGCTATAGGCCGTAATAATATCGATAAGAAATTCAAGGTGAAATCTTCTACTGAAATAGAAGTTTCCAATATAAAAAAGAGGTTGTTGTCGGTGAACGAGTCGATGGATGGTAAAAATCCTGTACAAAATGCAATCGATCTCCTTCAGCAGCATGGGCTTTCCTATTCTTTGAAGCATCAGATTTTTGAAGATATGAAATGCTTATACTATTGCGATTTAAAAGGCCGGTTCCGGACTTTAAAAAAGATACTACCTAAAGAACAGATAGATTCTCTTAAGAGCACATTAAAGGTTAGACGATCTGATTTTGTGGCATCTGGCGGAAAGTTCCCTAAAGGATTTAAGAGTTTGATAACCAAAGAATAAAGAGGAATGAATATAAATAGAAATGAAGATAGTAACAATAGTGTGTCTGCTAGCCATACTCGCTGGATGCACCTCTCAGAGAAAATCAATTTCAAGTAAGCCGAACCGGTTTACTGAACAGTTTCAACAAGCGGATTCCGCATTTAACAAGCAATACGAACTAAAATGATCAGAGCAAGATTTTTTGTAAATAAGGAAGAGTGCGAAGGTGACTATCGTCCACTGGAATGGCCTATTCAATACCCCTACTGGTGCACCGGTGAGAACGACAGCTATTTTGTCTTAGTAGCCTATATCAATAGTATGAAGAATTGAATAACCTATGGCCGGAAGCATCCAGCATAGAGTATGAAGAAGTAAATAAAATCGTCTTTTCGGATAGGTTTCCGAAGCCCGATTAGTACAAAACTAAAAAATAAAAAATTATGAACAGCAACGCACATGAATATAAGGTCAATGCCACCAAAGTAGCATTGCATCTGCTACGAGAGCCCGACATATTCGAAACGAATATGAAATTGTTTTGCGCTAAAGATCTTGAAGATGCTTTTATAGCTGGTGCAGAGTGGCAATCAAGGCAAATGGCATGGATAAGTGTGAACGATAAACTGCCCGAATACGGACATATCATTGACGATCTCACTATTTATTCTCACACAAAAAATGTGATTGTGCTTTATAAAAATGGATGTATTGGAAAAGGGAAACGCATTTATGTGGATGAGATAAATAAGAAAGGCTGGCAATGGTCTTGCTTAAAAGGTGAAGATATTACCCATTGGATGTATTTCCCGGATTAACGAACAATTAAATAAAGAATAATATAATGAACCTAAAACAATTCAAATATTGGCTAAGGATAAACGGTTTTCGTCCGGAGCAGTTCGGAACCGGCACGAAGTGGAATCCGATTAAGTTAACAACTAAATTATATAGAGAATGACTAAGAATGAAATTTTAAACAGCGACTGTGATGTCCGCCGTAGCGCTGCCGGGAACCCTAACACACCGGTAGAAGTGTTAACTGAACTGGCTAAGGATAGCAACTGGGGTGTCCGCTATAGCGCTGCCGGGAACCCTAACACACCGGTAGAAGTGTTAACTGAACTGGCTAAGGATAGCGACTGGAGTGTCCGCCGTAGCGCAGCTGGGAACCCTAACACACCGGTAGAAGTGTTAACTGAACTGGCTAAGGATAGCGACTGTGATGTCCGCTATAACGCTGCCGGGAACCCTAACACACCGGTAGAAGTGTTAACTGAACTGGCTAAGGATAGCAACTGTGATGTCCGCTATAGCGCTGCCGGGAACCCTAACACACCGGTAGAAGTGTTAACTGAACTGGCTAAGGATAGCAACTGGGGTGTCCGCTAT